TCCTGCTGACCAAATATCAATTGCTGGCCCAGTATTTGAAAAATTACTTTTTCTTTCTGAAGTTATTCCACTTGTAACTACAACATTATCAAGAGAACCAACTGAAATGGGAGCATCATTTTGACCCTGATGTGCTATAGATGGAGTTCCAGCACGATTAAAATATTCATCTACTGCACCTCTAGTTTCGGCAACTTGACCTCCATAATAAAAAGTTCCGCTAGTAAATTGGTTATTATAATCAACTCCATTAAAAATATCTTGCTTACCACTAGGATTTCCCGAATTACCTGCAGAAAAGACAAAAGATATATCTTTACAATCAGGATCATCAAATATTTCATCAGCTGTTGCTTGAGATGTTGCATGAACTGAAGTAAATTGATAATAACCACTAAGTGTAGAAATATTATAAACTGGAGGTAAAAATGAATTAGATCCTTCTATGTCTCCAGAAGAATATGATGATCCTCTAAAATTTACTTGATATGGAGCTCCGTAAGAAACAAATTGTCTAAGGCCCCAACTGCCGTTTACAATAGTTGGATTTTTTCTACCTGTTGCTGGATTGATAGGTTTGTTTTTATGCCATACTTTGATATAATCAAATCCATCTGATGGATCTGAAAATCCAAGGTCTGATCTATCGACACATGCAATACTCCATATATTCGACTTGAAAGCAAATCCAAATTGATTTCCTGCAGCAATTCCTGCAACATGAGTTCCGTGCCATACAGTATTTGGCGGAGTTGTATTAAATGTTTCACTCTGCAATGCTTCTGCTTTAGTATAATTTGCTAGTGATCCTGTTCCAGGAGCAACTAAACCTTCGGATGCCCAATCAATACCATATTCATCTTGACCGTGAATTAAAATATCTCTGACTCTACTTACAGTTTCTGTTGCAACTCCGACAGGAACTGATGTATATTCTGGTAGTAAAAACTCTGGGTGATCCCATCGAACACCATTATCCATAATAACTACATCAACATTCTCTCCTGTCAGAGAATACTTAATATCTTCATTAATTAAAGTGCTTGATCCATAATTATTTGAAGTGTATGAATGTCTAGACAATCCCCATTGAGTAAAATTTAATACTGATCCAGGATCTCCAGTTGTTCTTCTATTTGTAATATCATCTTTATATCTATTGGTATCTAAATGCCTGTCAAATTGCTCATCAATCTTTCTTTGTTCCAATACTTTAGGATTATATAAAGTTGATGGTGTGACAAATTGAACTTTTGGATGTGTTTTTAATATCTCTGCCTCATTCTTTGACATTTCATAAACGGATCTTTTTTTCGAACACTTCATTTCAGAAATGCAAGAAATTCTTCTATTTGGTATTCCATCTATTTCATTTTCATTTATAATATAATCGTGAATTTCTTGCCAATCTGAAGCATTTTTTATATAAACCTCATAAGATTGTGGAGAATCATCAGGAAGTTCTGATACAAGTTCTCTTTGTATAAAATCAGTAGTTGTTTTCATTTTAGATTAACGCCCCTCTTACAAATCTGTAAGTTGTCAATCCATTGACACCGGTTTCTGGAGTAACTTGTAATTTTAAGTCTCCTCCAGAAATAGTTGCACCAACTGAAACAATCTGATTTGGTTGATACATAATTGCATATTCTTGAGCATATGCAGTAGTTCCGTTTTGCATTACGAGAACTTTTTGAGATTGTATATTTGAATTATATTCAAAATGTAAAGTATATTCAGATGTTCTAAAATCATTTGAGGAAATTGTAAAACTATCAATGTCCGTAGATATTCCTGCAGAGGCAGTATATGTTCCAAATCCAGTTTTAATTGTATATCTTTCTGTCTGGAAATTTGTTTTAGGATTTGTTGTGGATATTCCAATTTGAGTAAAGGTTGCTATCCCAGTAAATGTAGAAACACCAGAAACTGATAATTGAGTTACTGATGCAATTCCTCCAGATACTTCTGTAGAAATTCCGGAACTCGAAGCATAAGTTGCTATTCCGGAACTCGAAGCATAAGTTGCTATTCCAGAAGAGTCTGAATAAGTTGCTATTCCAGCATTTGTTGCGTATGTAGCAATACCAGAAGATCCTGCATAAGTTGCAACACCCGAGTTTGTTGCATAATCTGCTGATGACGCATTTCCGGATAATGATGATGCAGTAACAACTCCAGAAATGTAAACATCTCCACGAACATCTAATTTTGCTATTGGATTCGTAGTTCCAATACCAGCATTTCCATCAACATACAAAGATGTTCCACTATTATCGATGAAAATTTTGCCACCCATGTTTGGGTGAACTGTGCATTGATAGTAAAGAATATCCGGAGCGTCAAATTGAACATCTATCTCTAGTGTAGATTGACCTGCCGCATTGTTATTCGTGACTCCATCATCATACTGAGTTCCTGTAGATCCATTTGGAGTTGTTTGAATTCTAAGAGGATGTGCTCCTAAACTATTTTGATTGTTAAATTTATACTTTTGACCTCTAACAAGGTAAATATCCGGATCATTCTCTGCTCCTGTTAAACCTGGTCCAGTAAAAGTATAATGATCAGTTCCAGATGCTCCAAGAATCCATTCCGAAGTATAAGTTGCTATCCCTGCTACTGTTGCTACTCCAGATACAATAGCATATTCAACACTTCCACCCGAAGTTACAAATCCAACTACTGCACTATCAACATAACCTTCAGTTGCATATCCAGTTAATGCTCCTGAGGTTATAAATCCAACTACAGCATTATCAACATAACCCTCTGTTGCATATCCTACAAGAGCATTTGTTACATATGCCTCAGTAGCAACTCCAGTTACATCAATATAAATTGTATTTCCTGCAGAAACTGCATCAAGATTATTTCTAAAGAAAATATCAGTTGCAAATCCTACAGACCCTCCATTATCATAAACATTTATACCAAATCCACCTCCACCTCCACCTCCAGAAATTCCAATTTGTTGAATATCTGTAATTCTTCCTGTAGAATCAATTGTTATTTGTGGGGTATTGAGTGAATTTCCATATGTTCCTTCTGCAGCACCAGTTAATGAAGTCAAACCAATAGCTGACCCACCAGATGTTATAAATCCAACTACAGCATTATCAACATATCCTTCAGTTGCATATCCTACAAGAGCATTTGTTACATAACCTTCAGTTGCATATCCAGTTAATGCTCCTGAGGTTATAAATCCAACTACAGCATTATCGACATATCCTTCAGTTGCATATCCTACAATATTTGAAGTGAAATATTCTTCTATCTGATTATCTACGTATGAGGTAGACGCATAACCCTGAGAAATTACATACGCTTCAGTTGCATACCCTACAAGGGCATTTGTTACATATCCATCTGTAACAAATCCAATTATTTGTTCTTCCTGAACATAATTGGATAAATTTCCTGTAGTTACAAATCCGGCATTATTTGTTAAATCACCAGTATCTGATGGTATTGTCGGTGTGTTTATTAAATCATTATAATCTCCAGAAAAAGTAGATACTCCAGCAATATCTCCTAAAGTAGCAAATCCTACAAGATCTCCACTAGTTACAATACCAACAGTTATATCTGCTACTGCATTATCAACATACCCTTCAGTTGCATATCCAACTAGAGATGTAAGATTGGATCCATCTCCAAAATTTGAATAAATCTCATTAAAATTACTATTAATTTTGATGGCACCTTGAAGTAGAGTATCTCCTGAGCCATCATTTGGAGTTGTTCCAGTTAATATCCCTAGTTTTGCCATTATTTAATAGATTTTCTTTTATTTATTTTAATTAGAATCGAAAGTGTATGCAGTTAAGTCAAACGTTAATGTTGTAGAGTCAAATGTAAATGAAATATCTGTAGTAATTGTATTTGATACTTCAGCTGCAGACGCATCTGGATCGCCAGGAGAACTAAATGTTACAGATGGAATTGCCAAATATCCAGTTCCACCAGATACACTAACTGCATTGACACCAGCACTAACTTTTTCAATCGAACATGTAGCAGCTGCTCCTACTCCTCCACCACCAATAATACTTATAGTTGGAGGTTCTGTATAACCACTACCAGCATTTAATAATCTTATTTCAGATATAGATTGAACACCGCCAATAGATGTAGTAATAGCAACTGCAGAAGCATTTTGACCAAATGAAGATGGAGATATAACTACTGAAGGTGTTGAGGTATATCCATATCCATCATTATTTAAAAATATTTCTCTAATATATCCAGTAGAAGTTGCTGCAACCCCAGAAGCATTTTGGGCGCGAGAAACTACTTTTATTGTAGTAATATATCCTTCATCTTCAATCGTATTATCTATTTCTTCAATTGTAGTATCAATAATTTCGTCTGCATATTCATACAATTCACATTGTAATTCGTAGATATAATTTGTTCCCAATTGATAAAAAGGTTTTTCATGTTCAACTCTTTTAATTTCAAATAACCTTTCTCCCAAAGGAAAATAGATCAAATCACCTTCTTTTGGTCTTGAAATTAAATCTCCAAAATCAAAGTCAGTAATTCTACCTTCACGAATACCTGAAGTTATACCTTCTAAAAATGGTGCAATAAATTCTTCATATCGTTCTCGTGATATTGTTAAACTAACTTCATTTTTCAATGTAACTCCAAATTTTGACATAATATCACTACCAGGAGCATATCCCTCATAATTATTAATATATGCCTCTAGAAGAAAACTATCATCAAACTTAGATGACTGAACTTCTCTAATAATATCGTCAGTCTGAAATATTTTTCTTGGCAAATAATAAACATCTACACCATAAATTTTCAAATGCTCATTGATGAGATCCTGAATCAAAAATTGTTCTGGAGGAGATCCTTGCTGAAAAAATGGATTTAAAGGCATTGTTATCCAATAAAGTCGTATGGAGGAAGTTCATAATCCATTGCCATTCTTCTCTGAATCGCATCCAATTCTCTCTCACCATCATCATAAAGTTGTCTTCCATTAAGTTCTATTCCTCCAGGAAGTTTAACGCCTTGGAATTTTATTAAATTTTGACCCCATTGACGTTTCATTAGAGCAGTCAAATATTTCTTCAAAAAACTATCATTGTATACTTTTGAAAAATCATTTGGATCTAAAATTCTATAGCAATCTATGACTAAAAAATTGTCTTTTGATTGTGATCCCCAATCAATATCCAAATACATTCTATTTTGTCTCTTATTAAATCTTATCTGCTTATCTGTAGTCAACAAATGATCTATATCTTCTAGATAAGATTTTGTCATAGAATATTGTAACAATTCGACTGAGTTGAAATAATATAAATCATTTAAAAATAATTGATATTTAATGCTAAACATTCCACCAGATATTGAACTGGTATCAAATTTAAAAACTTTTTCTATACCAACTACAGAATCGGGTATTTGTATAAAATTGGAAGTTTCATAAAAATTAAACGTTGTTGCTCCATAACCAGGAATACTTGATGATGTTCCTGTGGTTGTTGCAATGCCTACTCCTGTAGTTCCACTTGCTCTTCCTCTATCCAAATCATCTTGAGTAATTTTATATTTGAGATACATTCTTTCAACACCATCAAAATGCCTCTCATGAAAATATTGAAGAGCATCATCAACTAAATCGTCAATTTGATCATCATCTATGTTTATTTCGAGTACTGGAGCTCCTAATTTTCTCAGGCAATAATCTATTAACTCTTGCCTAGTGCTTGGTTGTGCCATCAGTACCAACCTCCATCTATTGTTGACGTCCAAACGGGAACACCAGATTCATTTACAGTTAACAATGAATTACTAGTATCTATTCCAGCAGCAACGTTTGTTGAACTTGTTAATTTTCCACCAGGTGCAAAATATCCAATTCCATTTGGAGAATTATAATCATCAAGATCATAATATAATCCCTCGGTTACAGTTACAAATCCAGTAACAACTACGTTTCCATTAAGAGTAGATACTCCATTTGTAAATAAAGTTCCTGTAGTAGTGAACCCGGAAAATCTAGCATTTCTCCATCTTTTTCCTTCAATACCTAGATCATAAAGATTGTCAGTAGTTGGGTTTAAATTTGATGCAAATTCTCCACCAATTACAATATCATCAGTATCTTCATCGCCAAGATTTATAGTTCCTCCTCGGAATGTTACGACACCTATAAATTCTGACGTTCCATCAACTCTTAAATTTCCTGCAACAGATGCATTTGATCCGACGAAAAAATTACCTCCAGTAGTTGTTATGCCACCACTTGATGAAAGTGTTGTAATTCCTACTGATTTAAAATTTCTATTTACAACTAAATCATCTTGTATATCTAATGAAGAATTTAAATCTATACGAGATTCAAATGTAGTAATTCCTGATATTGAAACATCACCACCAATAAACAAATTCTTGCCTATTCCAACACCACCAGATACTACAAAAGCACCTGACGTTGTTCCAAATGAAGAATCTTCATCAGAAATAGTGAGATTGTTATCAATCACACTTGTCATGATGAATGTTTCTGTTGGGAGATCCCAAACTAAAAGAACACCATCATCGGTGATTGTAGAATCTACGTCAGTTAAATTAATTAACTTTGTTGGTGGCGCAGAAGCATTAGATAAAACACGAATTACATTTTGAGAGCCAATTCTGTCGTTTATAATGTTAGACATGTTACCTTGTTACTCCTGCTCTTACTAATGCTGCTCCCTCAACAGCTTTAAATTCTTTACCATAATTAAGCAGTTTTATGTCATAAACATATCTACCTGGCTTTAAATCTAGAGTTTGTGACGAAGTAAGTGAAATTGAAACAATACCCTGCTCCGGAGAAGTTACTGATGTTGCAAATGAAACAGAAGTAGAGCTAGCAGGATGTTTCCTCATCTGCGCAAAGGGTGTTGCCGTGCTGAGATCTAATGGATTATTAGTTCTAGTATCCTCTAATTGAAACGAAGTGTCAAAAGTAAACCCCTGCTCAATTACAATATTGGATACATATACCGCCATTATTCACTTTAATATACCTTTAGATATTTATATTTAAAGTCTTCCTAAAAAACTAAGAGTTTCCTGCTGCTTTAAATAAAGCTTCAAATAACATTTTGCAAAATCTTTAAGTTCATCTTGGCTAAGATCATCAATCATTCTAGATAATTTTTCATATTCAAATAATTTATTCATTTTTTCTAGTTTAATTTTATCTGGATCCATTTACAATCTCCCTCAATAATGATTTTATTTCTGCGATATCTTTTTTTAAATCATCAATTTCCTGTCTTTGTGACTTACGAACGTTCACAGAGTTTATATATTGATGATAAGATTGATTATCGCAATTAATTATAGCACCGGATTTTTCATCTCGGTATAAATGTGGATGACCTTTTACTGGAATCATTATGCTAATGCTATGGTTCTTAGATCTCTAAATCTTGGGGCATGTGCTTGATCTGTTCCAGACATTACTATTTTAATTCTATATCCAGTAAAACTTGGAAGATTATTTACACTAAACTCATATTCTAAGAATTCATCTTCCAAACTTGAAGGCATTTCTATATCAGGCAATCCACTGTTTTTAGACTCATCTATAACATCTAAGAATCCGTCAGTATTATTATCTATTGATAAATTATCATATCCTGGAAATAGTTCAAAAGATTGTTCAACTTCTGCAGAATCTGGTCTTATCAAACTATAAAGAACTCTAAAATCTGCTGAAGAATGTCTGTATGCAGAAACTATAACTTTCAATGAGGTTGCTGGATTGGATAGCATTGCTGGTCTTGAAATATAAACAGCAGCATGTGGATCACCTTGAATAAGATTTACACGATCATCTCCAGGATAATTTGTTATTGGTCTATTCAATGTGTTGCTAGAAAATTCTACAGAAGATGTTTTCCAGAAAATAATAGGAGATAAATTCTCATTTGTAGAAGATAGATCTGCCTTTAATGTAAAAGATTTATTTCTTAATGATGATGATAGATGAGTATTTTCATTAATTTGTGAGCATACTATTCTAGACGAAGTAAGTCTATTTTCAACACCAATTTCCACATTTTCATAACCCTGATCAACAAATGGAACTTCATTTCCACTTACACTAGTTCCACTAACTGTTCTAATTTGAGACCCTACAGAAGTAAACGATCCTGGTGTAAGTACGTCTACATGAGGATTGACTTGGTTGAAAATAATATTTTCAGTTGATTTTACGATAGATTTTCCACATACAAGATTTTGATTGAATGACAACTGTGGAGTTCCTGATGTTGATCCATCTGAACTTCTATTTTCATTGTTATTTGATTGTGGCAATATAACTGAACCACTTCTGTTAAATTCTACATAGTGACTATCAATGTCAATATCAGTATTACTTACATTATGAGTTGTATTAATTCTTCTTAAAGAAACTCCACCCAACTCATATTTGTAAACCAAAGTTCCTGCTGGATAATCTAGGGCAATTGTTCCATCTTGACCTCTAGTAATTGTTTCTAAAGTATCTGCCCCAACACTTTCATATTTGATAATCTCATTTTCAATTTTTATATAACCAGTATATCCACCCGGAACCGACTGACCTTCAAAATTTGCGAAATTTGATGTTGAAGCGGATCCAATATTGATAGTTGTATCAGTAGCTAATAATGCATTTTGTAATTTTGCTGGTTTAATATCTCCAATTACATCAGAAATTGTAACTTTGTTTGTACTCGAATACATGCCATGATTTAAATGATTAATTCTAAAATAATTTCCATCATTTACTCCACCAACAGGAGTTGAAGAATCAATATTAATTCCTGTAGCAGTTTGAACGGTTCCACTATTATCATAATATGTTAAAGTTCCAGAGAACTCTTCACCTTGAACATTTGACAAGTATAATGTGTCTGATCCTGTTCCAATTCCCGTAATTGTAATTCTTGCTTCTCTACCAGCGGGTGGAGAAACTGTGCTTGTTTGAATACCAACAACGTCACCAACTTGATATCCATTTCCAAATGCAACTGGAGTTGCACCATCAATTATACCGTTAGTAGCAGTCATATTCAAAGTTAATCCACTACCATTTCCAGTAATTGCAAAAGTGCTAACTGGATTGGTGGTAGTATAATTTGAACCGCCATCAGTAATGGCAACATCAGTTACAGAAGATCCTCTACCAACAATTGTTCCATAATTGTATGTTTTACTTGTGCTAGATACTTTTCTACCAGTGGTTAAGATTCCTATTAAAGAATCATCAGTGAGAGTAGTAATTCCCAAATTAACTCTTCTTGGTAGAATTGTAATTGGATCAGACTCTAAAGTTGGAACATAATCATTGCTTTCATCTAATGTCGGATTATGGAAAAATGCACTTCCTGCAGAAGATGTAAATTTAGCTTTATAAAGCTTAAATTTCATATCTTCATATTGATTTGCCGTCCAAATTGTTCCATTTTGCGATAAGAACAAACTACCAATAGCAAACTGTTGAGCATATCTAATTGCTTGAGAATCTGGTAACTCTGCAGTTTCAATGGTTTTTTCTCCCATCTCTGCAACCCAAACCTCATATTGATCTGATTGTGGTGCTAATAAAACAATCGCATATTCTGCACCTGGAGCAAGATATATTGGATATTCAAATGTCACACGAGTTGCAACACTAGCATCTCTTGATGTTTGAATTTGATCTGGATTTAAAACAACTTCTTTGCCTAAGACAACACTTGTTGGAGTTCCAAGTTCCATAGTTCTAATTTGAACAGTTACAGGAGCATTGCCTGGATCTTTATTTGCAAAGAATAAATCGGCAGCAGTAAGAAAAACACCATCCTGATCATCATCTCTAGTTCCTATTCCCGGAGCCTGAACAACGCCACCAACAGAGAATGATTGTGCAAGAGGATCATAGTATATGCCAACAAATGTTGTTGTAGTTACAAATTGCCTATCTTGCCAAATACCCTGTGATCTATAAAGAGTTTCTCCAGAAGATATTAATTTACTTCCTGGTAATGGAATTGCATTAATTGCGCTACTTGTTAATTTGTAAACTTTTGTTCCTGTTTCAACTTTAACAGCAGGTTGTGGATCTACGTATGGATTTCTTAAGAAGAAAGAACCTTCTAAAAATCCATTAAAATCAGACACCAATTTTAAATCTTTCACATAAGCAACAGACCCACTCGTTTGACCTACTAATTTCATTCCCTTGACCAGGTATCCAAAGTATAGACCTTGAACTTCCTCTGACATTGATGCTATATCAATATTCAAAGTTTTTGAAGAAGCACTATAAGATGAAGGAATATTTTCAGAACTTAAATATGGATTTGCAGTAAAAGTATATGTTGGATTATTAAAGGGGCCTATTTTATGATTTGAATTTGCAACTCTAAAACTAATTAAATTTTCACCATTAAATGATCCTACTACCGTTTCACCTACAGTAAATGCTCCAGAAGCTCCATAATTTTCCAATGTTGAGTCATTTGCAATTTCAACCAATTTTGGAATAAAGTCTACTCCACTTACGCCATCTAAAAATTGATAATAACGAGTAAGCGGCTTTAAATTAACAGCACTGAACTTAACATTTCTAGATCTCATAAATTCTTCAGCACCAGATGCAACAACAACATCTCTAGTTACAGACTGAATAGACCATCTAAAAGCTCCACCTCCACCAACTATAAAAAATCCACCATTAACCGATCTATTGGGAAGTCTTCTTCTCAATCTGACCCAACTATCTTCTGAAGGATCCAAAGTCACTGTTCCAGTATAACTAACTACTTGGAATGGATTTACATTTTCAACTTTAGTTGCAAAAGATTGCTCTAGCCAATCAATCGATTCATACTTTAAAGTTATTGCTTCTCCAGATTTTTGAACATTTGAATCTAAAAGAACATAATTTTCAGTATAATCAATTTGATTATCTGCTATATTTTGTGCAGTAATTGGTTTTAAACTTAAACTATTACTTCTTAGTGGAGTATTTAATTCTGAATTTTCTTGATCAATTCCAATTCTTGATAACGGATCTGCAAAATCACGATTTTTAAAGTCATCTACAAAAAATCCACTCTTGAAGCGATCAAATCCTTGAGCATCTCTAATTTGTAAAGTCTGAGTGTTTAATTCAAGTAGTGACAGAGAAGTTACTCTCTCTAAGACCTCTACACGGTCTTCTATCCTGCCAATATCACGCATTGTATATCTTCTATTATCCACCATCTGAACACCAGCGTTAGAGGGGTTATAGAGGTATGGTGGGATGTTTATGCTTGCAATAAGCATTGCTCCATCAGGATTTTTTGGTGGCAATGGAGCTATTGCTGGATTTCCTTGAATTACTTTAAATAATCCAGTCTTATCGAGATATAATCTATCAATTCTTCCAAGATAAAAATCATAACCGATTAAAGCACTCTCATTTGGAGAAACAATAATCTTTGGAGTACTTGCAAAATTTCTAGAACTAAAATCAAATGGAGAAGCACTAGATCCTGAAAATTGTTGAACTCTAGGTCTAAAATCTAATGTATCTGACGCTCTAACTTCATTCATTCCAATATTTGGAATATCTGATAAAAATCTTTCTCCACCATAACTATTGACACTGAATACATCTCCAGTATCTCCATCTGGAATTGTGTAATGATCGAATATTATTAGAAGTCTTCTTGAAGGTGGATTTTGATTCCCTTCTCTTACAATTCTTGAATAATCATAATATTGATCTCGTTGACCTCCATCCAACACAAACTTATTACTTATATCTCTATATTCGCCATTAATTATAGAACTAACATTTCCAATCAATCCAGACTCTTCAAATCTAACTTCCTCATTAGTAGTAAAAGTTCCCTCATTTAAATAAACAATTCCCAAGGTATCTGTTGTCGGTTTTGATACAATTCTAGCGACTGTTTTACTAGTATCACTAATAATATTTTCGCCAATAATTGCATTTGTGTCAACATCTAGTAATGAACTAAAAGTTACTTTATCCAAAACTGGAGCTGAAGTATCTAAAGATTCATACACAGCAATAATTTTTACAACATCTGGATAGTTTAAACTAATTTCTTCGTCTTGAACTCTCAATCCATAATAATTGCTAAATGTTAATCCATCATTTAAAGATGTATTAACTCCAACTCCAGAATTCTTATCTTTAGATAAGGTTATATCTAATGTTTGACTTCTATTATATTGCTTTACTTTACTTTGAATTCCTTGTTTTACAAAAGTTGCTTTAATATTAGAGACACTTTCACTTGCTCTTATATTATTGAAAGTTACTCTATTATTAACTAAATCTATTTCAACTTTATCGCTAGTCAAATTTTCTATCTGACCATCTGTATAAAATATTGAATATCTTTCTTCATCAAAAGCTTCAAATAATGCGGTTGTTGAATTTATACCTAAATTGAAATTGCCAGTATCTACAGTTAAAGTTCCTGAAGCAGACGTTGTAAAAGTTGTATTTGAGTCGGCAGAAAAAGAAATTGTAGATCCATTTAAATATACTGTTGAAACATTTGAATTTGGAATTCGTGCATATAAGTATCCTTCTTCCTCATTTCTAATTCTAGATGCACCAACACTATAATTTCCAGAAAAAGTTCCTATGGCTACAGCACCTTCACAAACATTAGTTACTGTAGATACGCCAACAACATTCATTGTTAACAATGAAGTGTCTATACTATCAACTTTATTATATGTTTCTACAGTTGATCCAGGAACCTGATATCTAATAATATCTCCAGTTTTTATTCCACTAAATGTATTCGGAGAAGAAACAGAAGCTACTCCACTTAAACCATCACTACCAGTAACTGTAAGAGTTCCTGGTCTTAAAACTCTATCAAGTTGAACATCTGCAACAAAAGCAGTTGTAAATCCAGTTACTGATGTTGATTGGAAAACTGATTTTATATCGGAACCATTAAAAACTTTAAAGGATTTAATGGTTCTTGAAATAGTATCTACGCCATCAATATAAATTTGCTCACCAACTGAAAATGTTCCAGAAGTTTCTCTTATGTTTATAACAGATGTTCCAGAACCAGCATTAACTGCATATCCACTAGCACCACTATTTTTTCCTTTTATATAAGAAGTCGCAAAAACCTCTGTGCTAGAAACAGATTGATTTAATGTTAATTCAGTGTATGTTTGAATATCATACAAATATAAATCCCAATTTGTTGAAGAATCTGAATAAGCTGCATCTGTAACGTTGAAAGAATAAACCCTGGCATTTCCTACAGTAATTCCGGCAGATGTCTCATTGCTATTTTTTCTTTCACTTTGTAAATTAATTATTCCTTTTTGTAATGGAGATCCGGAAACATTATTAATACGAATCATATTCCCCATTTCAAATGGGATATTTACTGATTCTACATTCTGAGTTTCTCTAGTTTTAGCAACATCAATAATTTCTATACCTGTTTTATCAACATCATACCCTTGAACGTAAGCTCTTCCAGGAGATACTTTAATACACATCAAATCATCTGATGGTGTATTGCCTTTTTCAGTAGTCTCTCCCTGCGAAAAAATTCCATTATTTCCAAGGTAATTATTTAAAGAATTATTAAGGCTTATTTCAAATGGTTTTACAGTATAATCGCCCGATTCATCATAAGTTCTTTGCGCCAAATAATCTCTTATGATATTATAACTAGTTCTAACATCTATTTTTTTAATAGCACCATCTTTAAGTCTTAATAATTCTATAAAATCAGTATCATTTTTATCTGTTATTAATTTCTTAGTTAAAGTTAAATCAATTTTAAATCTATCTGCTCCAGGAGCAGCATAATTATTAAATCCTTTTGCATTATCGTAAAGATAAAAATCATCTTTAGCCGTTATTATTTTTTCAGTTACTCTTAATCCGACTCTATATGATGGAGTATTTGTATAATAATCTAATATTATTGTTTGTTTTTTTACTTTAACAAAAGATCCTCTAACAAAATAAACTCCTTCTCCAATAGAAACTGCAGATCCTGTTGATGTTGATTCTGAATTGATTGTTGTAGCAAAAACTGTATTTGCTGCAATAGTATTCCCACCATAAGTAATTAATTCAGATGCTGTAAGTTGCTCATTATCTTCAAACTGAGCAAGTTCAAAATTATTATTTGAATTTATATACTTTACATAAATTGTTGGGTATTCAACTTCACTATTTGTCAATTGAACTAATTGAACAGTAGCAGTAACTCCTGAAGAATCTCCAGTAATAGTTTTGCCAATTAATTGAGAAAGATATAAAGATAGATCAACTCCAGATTGAGTTGAATTTAACTTTACAGCAAATAGTGAATCATCATATGTTATATTTCCAGGTATTACTAAAGATCCTTCTTTGAAAATATGACTACCAAAAGATTCTACTTGATGTTGAAGTATTGATTGAAGAGTATTTAATTCCCTAGCCTGTATTGGTCTCCCCGGTTTAAACAATACCTTATAATAGTTATTGTCTCTGCCACCAATATTTGGTTCATTAAAATCGTCAAAATAAGGGCTTACATTAAGATTTGTTTTTTGAGCCATTTTTAAAATTCTAGGATAATTTTAACGTCTTCTTTTTGTCTAGCATTTCGCGCAATTGTTTCCCTGTTATCAATATAAATTACGCTTCCTGACTTATTATTTATCTCAGGTTCTGCAATTCCATTATTAAATTCTACTCCCAAATTTATTATGCTATTTGTAACCGTAGTTGTTATTCCACTAAAAGTTTCATCAATAGATGCTGTAAAGCCTCCATCAATTGATGATATTTGACTAGATGTACTACTGTTATCAAATTTGAGTAAAGATCCATTACTATCAACAAAAGTATTAATTCCGATAAAATCTTGATGATTTGATCCACCACCACCATTATAATAGAGAGATCTATCTCTATAATATTTTAGAATTCCTTCTGTTCCTTGAGAATTTAAAGGCTCAAATGACGCAACATATGCATAAGATACGCCTCCAGTTACATTTTGACGTATCTTTTCTCCCGGAGTCAAAGTATTTGCGCCAGTAACATTATTAACTTTTGCAGAATAAACTGCAGAAAATTCACTTGATGTATAAAGTGATGTTGAAACTCCCGTAGAATCGAAAATAGTTGGATTCTTTAATATTCCAATTTGTGAGAATTGTGTACCTATTGGAAAATCCTTAGTTGAATCATCAAATCTTGCATAAATTAAAACTCTATCCGCTCCCAATTCTTCATATAAATCATATCCATGTCCTTTTGATGGTGGTATTATTGGAATCAAATTTGCATACGTTCCTGGAATATTGTCTGTTGATGTTTGCAAATCTATTATTCCATAAGTATAATTTTTTCCTCCAGAAGTAACGATGACATCTGTAATCTTATTCGATGTAACTACTAATGAAACTTCTCCACCAGATCCATCTCCTATAATATTTGCAGTATCTCCTGTTACTTTATTATAACCAGATCCTTGATTTTCAATATATACTTTTTTAATTTGATTGTTATTTACACTAGAGTCTCCATTGTCTCTTATTGAAGAAATTTGAGGATCTGTTGAAGTTGACCAATTATTTGGTAAAGTAATATATTCAATAGTATCAAATTTTACAATATCACTTGGAGATATTGTGTATAGATACTTCCAAGTATATCCATCACTTAATTTAGAAGGCTCTAAATCAGTAAAAGTTGGTTCAACCTGAGAAGAATTGCCTCTAGTATTAATTCCAGAAGCTCCATTATCAATACAGATATAAACTCTAAAATCTGAATTTACAACATAATAATTTGCATCATGTAGTCTTAAAGATCCAGAAACTGGAGATGGATTTAAAATACTATAATCAGATCGATACATCTCATATGTTGTTCCAGAAGACCAAGTGATCTTTCTAACTGCTCTTTTTATATTAGCAGAGGTAATTTTTTTACCAAAAAGAATTGTTGACTTATAATGATTTAAATAATCAACATTATCAATAGGACTTGGTGTATTGGAATCCCAATCACTATCTCTTCCATATCCTCCACTAGGATCAGACGGATTAGATAATCCCACAAAAACATAAAAAGAGTTCGACGAGTCATTAACAGAATCAATAAAACTCGTTGCATTAATTATTCTAAATTTATCTGTTACTAATGCAGGCATGTGAATATAGTTTTTTCTATATTTATAATCGATCAATAAGCATTAGTTTTAAGACAACGCACCAGTATTCCTCAATCCTTCACTTCTTCTTTGAATAGTTGGGAAAGTGGTTAATCCAACATCAACTTGGTATCCGGAAATATCTAAAGATATTGGATTAGTTGTAGATCTAGTGACAGAAGAAAGTCTTCCCCAAGAGAACTTTCCGGAATAATTTCCAGATGTTTGTATTCCGGTAGTATCAGTTGTTGATAGAATGTTGCAAGTAATGCTGTTTATTCCTAAATTAACATCAGAAATTCTGTAAATATTATCAACACATGTAGTTCCTAATCCAATAATATTTGAATCAGATATTATTACGGATGTAACTCCATTCCCAACAGATGTTCCGGAAATATGAATGTAATCACCTGTAGAAAGATTTGTAACATCATCTAAAACAAAGTATACTCCTAAAGATGCTCCACCAAATCCAGATCTAGTTCCAATTTCAGTAATATTTCCAGAATTATATTGGAAAGTGTTAATATTTGTTAAAGATTCATGCATTGGTGCTGGTTGAGCAACTAATACCTGAGGTGGATTTGTTTGACTATATCCCAATCCTGGGTTTGTAATTGTTATTGGAGTTGTTAGAAATCCTCCAGAAACAGTTATAGTAGCAGTTGCAGTTGTTCCAATTCCAACTCCAATTTTTGATGGAGCTGAAATTTTAGCACTTATTGATGATCCAGTATATCCACTTCCAGGGTTTGTAATCGATAAAGACTGAATAGTTCCACTTGAAGAAACAATTGCAGTAACTGCAGCAGAAACAGGATCAGGATCACCAGAAATTATTGATGCGTCAAAAGAAGAAGGTGTTTCATAATTAAACAAGTCTACACTATCAACATAAATTGTAGTATCTCCAGAGGTTATGGATTTTATTATTTTAGATGTTGGATATACTTGAGGTTCTAATATGTCTCTAGTTTTATATTGATAAACTCCATCAATTATTTTATCTCTTTTTTGTTTAGACCATGATAAAGGTTTTAAATTGATATCATCAATGCCACTACCACCATATAGAACTGTTTCAATTTGATCAGAATATACAATATTAGAAATTGTTCTACTATTGTCTTGGGATGTGGTTAATCCCAACAAATTATTATTTTTAATTATCCTAACTTCATCTCCTATTTCAATAGTCTCATTGATATTAATCAATCCACTATCATTAGAACTTCCTCTATAGAAATAAATTCTAACATCATCATTTTCTTTTGGTGCAGATGTAAATGTGAAAGAAGTTCCGCCATTAAACACATAAGAAGATCCAGGTTCTTGTAAAACTCCGTTTACGAAGATTATTAAAAGAGCATCAACATCAATTAATTGAGAATCGGAATCTGATAAGTCTATATCAAAGCTGAGTAATTGATTTTGATAATATAATGGGAATAATTTTCTAGTTCCATCTTGCAAACTTTTAATAGAATCTATGTAATCCAGTTCCCCAAAATCCCATGCAAAGAATTGATCGGAAAATGTATCCAAAACTGTCAATTGGAACTGTTCAATAGGTTCTGATAGACCAGCAGCAGTTACTAATCCGACTGGAGTTATAACATCTCCTGGCTTAAATCCATATCCAGATCTTGTAATATTAAAATTAGAAATTTGGAATAATGTTGAACCAATACCTGTTGTGGAAGATGCTCCAACTTCTACATTAAGCAATAATCCAATTCCAGTATCAGTAGTAGAACCAATACCTCTTCTTGATACTCCAGTAACCTCTAAATTATCGTATGATGGCGCAGGAACTTCTATAAAGGTAGTTTCTGTTGAATATCCAGATCCTGGAGAAGAAACTGCGAATGATAAAGTTCCACCAGCTCCTACCGAAGCAGTTATAACAGCACCACTTCCAGGAGTTTCTCCTAAATCAGTTATTCCTATAGAAACTGAATTTCTATATCCAGATCCAGAATTCAAATTATACCAACGATATGCGGATCCCATTCCAACATAATTATGAGTAATCGTGCTAGTTCCAACTCTAACACTAAAAGTATTTTCGGATGTTATTCCAATAACTGGGAATTTTGTTCCATAAGGGCTGCTTCCATCTGGGAAAATAGTTGTTGTTACTCCCAAATGTGAAGAATCGCAAGAAAATTCTAAATTTTCCAAATACACTTGAAGATCTGATCCGCCAAAATTATGTGGATTTACTGTAGTAACTTCTAAAACACCAGTAACATTGTCATAAGAAGCAGTGCTTATAGAATATGGATTACTTATTGATTTAATTTCAGAAGTCGTTCCTAATCCAACTACAATATCAGATATTGCTCCACCAGCACCAATTATAGGTCTAACAGAAGCACCTACAAGTGGAGCATATCCTAAACCTGGAGTAGATCCTAATGAAACAATCAATCCTCCTCTAGGAACTTCATTTACATTTACATCACTTTCGCTAGTGATAATTGAACCATTTGCTGAAGTAATACCTGAGAATATAATTGTAGTAATTCCAGCATTTGAATCATTTTGCAACTCAAAATTTCCATTTGGATTATTATTTGTTGTTGGTGATTGGAAAATGCCATTAAGAAAAACAATAGATCTAGATCCATCTGATCCAATTCCACTAGTAGATGCTCCACCAACAGTCATTTCATAAGTTTGACCTATTCCAGTAAAGTTATCTGAAATATTATCGAATATTTGATTATTAGAATAATCTTTTTTCAAGAAAACTCTTCCAGAAAAACTAGAAACTGGTTCTGGAAGATTATCATCATCAATAAATGCTTGTTCCTCTAGAACCCCTCTGGGAGGTTCTGTAAACCAAATTTCATCTCCTACAATATTGAATGAACCTCTATATAAATCAACTACACTACCATCACTGTGAGACGTTGCTGAAGACCCAACAAATCCTCTTTCAACTTCAACAAGTGGAAAAGATCCTGCAAAAGAAATCGGACCGGAAATTGAAGTTCCAAAACCAACATTTTCAACTTTAACATATTCGTCATCAATTTTTAAAATATCTTTTGGAAAAATAGAAGATATTCCACTCAATGCGATTGTTGTTACACCGGAATTAATGTCACTTCCTCCATTATCAATTGTATAACTTAATAATGCGTATGAAATTGGTGCTTGAACTAAATTATCAACTACTATTAAAGCTTTTTCATTTTTCTTAACCATTTCAAGTTCATGAGCATTTCCAGATCCAACTGACGAAAAACTAATAGAAGTTCCAGAATCTGCATCTGACTTACTTGCTGCCAACTTAAATGTTGAATTGCTTGTTTTTATTGCATAAACTGTTGATCCAATTCCAACACCGCCAGATAAAATAGATGATGGAGTAACACCTATAAAGGAAGACTTATATCTATATGTCAATTCTTCTCCAGTATTAAAGAAATGATTTGGTATTGTAAATTCACTAGTAGTTGGATCTAAAACAGTAGTATTTGTTGGATCAAAAACCTTCATGAAAATTGGAGTAGTTTCATAATTTAATTTGAAATTGAAAACATCTTGACTACCTTTAGACAAATATTGAGTTACTACATAATTTGAATCTTCTATTTGATTATTATCACCATATTTTAAAGGTAAAGGTGAATTTAATGAATTTAAATCAGTAAATGAGTAAAATTTCTCATTAAAACTCAATAAATTAAATGTTCCTGCAGAATCTGGATAAAACTTAAGTTTTGCTTCGGAACCACTTATTTCTCCACCAAAAGTTCCAATTCCAGTAGTGCTTCCTATAGAAATAAAAGGATATTGAACCGTATAAACATTGTTAGTGTCATGAATAAACATGACTTGATGCAGAGCACTAGAACTACCATCATCTACTCTAATAGTAGATTTTAGTGAGCTGAATAAGTTAATATTCAAAGAATTTATTTCTATTTCGGAAGAAGATGAAGAAATATCTTTTGCTTCATATAAAATTGTTCTTTCAGATTCATCTGGTTGATTAAGAGCTTTAAATCTATATGTCGATGCAATACCTACAGATGCAAATTCAATATTTCTTGATTGTAAAGTAATAGAATTATTTGATAGATTTTCGCAATCTAATTTTAAAATTCCTCCACCATCAACATAAGATGTAAATAACCCTATTGGATTGGCACTAAAATTATCTTCATCACTATCCATAAAAAGTTCTGTGAAATTTACATCTGTTCCATCATAGTCAACGTAAATTTCAACATAATTCATTTCTAAAGTTACATTGTCTGTCAAATAAACTTGAGAATAAATTGCTGTTTTACCGGAAGTTTGACTTAATGTCTGTGTTAAACCAGAACCTACAGCATGAGAAGTTGATGTAATGTCAATTGAACCTATAGATGTTGTTCCTACTCCTGCAAAATTAGAAAACTTATTGGAAATAAATTTAACTTTATAGTCTGTATTATATTCGTCAATTGGAGAAAATTTGAGATATACTGCTCCAAGTTCTTCAATAACTTCAAAATTGCCTAATCTATTTTCAGTATTAACATAATCTGAAGTTGTTATACCAAAACCAATAGTATTTGAAATCGATGCTTTTTCTAGTAAATAAGTATTTCTTGCATCATCATTCAATACAACTAATTCTTCAAGTTGAACTTGAGTGAAATCATTATTAGTTACTTGAACCAAATACCTAGTATAATCTCTAGATGCAGGTATTTCTTCTATCCTTGTAAAAATATCTAAATCCGATTCTGAAGATGAGAAAAATTCACTGATATCGTCAATTTTTAATACTCTATTTGTTACTGATTTTATATAATCAGTCAGTTTTTTATTGTTTAATTTTATAAATTTTGACTTATTTGAAGAACTAAAAATTTCAATATCTTTAACTAAATCAAAATAATTAATAGTATCAACTCTATTTTCACTTGATATATCAACTAATTCTGTGATATAACTATCAAATCTGTCTGATACTGGTTTTGTCGTTATACCAACACTATTAATAATTTCTGTATCTGCAAAATTCTTCATCCCAGCAGTATGAAGAATTTTATTTACTGGGCTAGAAATATCATCCCATGTTTTTTTTGTTTTGACTGAATAGGAAAGATTTTGATAGTAATCATTATCTGCAATAACTTGCGTATCTTGATTTAATTTTCCAATATCATCAGACCACCCATAATCTCTCCTTGACTTGGAATCAATGATTAAATTACCTTGATATGAATTTATTTCATTTATTGTTGCAATAGAACCAGATATTGTTCCTCTTATTTTATCTGATGTTTTTAAATAATATGATCCAGATACTTTTATAAAATTATCGCCAATCTCTGTTACTTTAAGATCACTTTCAATAAAGTTAGATTCAACCTTAACTTGTAATTTTTCATTTATTATAAATTTGGAAAATTCCAAATTTGCTGAGAATTGTGGATATTTATTAAAATTAACTATAGAAGCATAACTATTTGAAACAGTTTTTGCTACTCCAGCATTTGTTGTAAATCCAGTTAAATTGTATTCTAATTCTGCTGCAACTCCAGGACCACCAGAACTAAAATTAGTAACAGTAAAGAATTCATAACCATAATCTTCGGAATTGAATCCGGAACCATCAGAGCCTTCTTTTTCAAATCCTTCTACAAAAATTTTATCACCAATAGAGAAAGGAGATAATGCACCAAATCCTGCAGATGGTGTTATTAATTTGCAAGTAATAACTGTTCCTGATGAAACAGAAAATGTTTGTATGCCAATTCCATTTGTATTGTTTACTGCCTTAACATCTGCTCTAAATGGAATTCCTTTCGGAGATTGTTCTACCTCCACAGATTCTATAGAATTTCCAGATAGATTTGCTTTTAATATTCCTTGAGAAAATACTTCTCGTGTTTCTGGGTCAATAATAATTAAATCTGGAGCAGATGTATAATTTTGACCTCCCGATAATACATCAATAGATGAAATTTGATTAGAATCTTCAAGTACTATTGAATTAGATATTGAAGTTTCTGGAGACAATGTTTTATCGGAAGAGTATTCAAATCCCTCATTTATAATTCTAACTTGATTAATTTTTCCAATTGTATTAGATTTGGCAATAACATAAGCGCCAGAACCATTAGTTGAAGTTATATCAATAAATTCTGGTATTTTTGTATAATTATCTCCAAAAGATAATACTGCAAGTTTTGATACTCCACCAGTATCATTTAAAGAAGATGTATCATATTTAAGACTATCGCATTCAGATTTTGAATAAGAATCTCTTTCTGGATCTTTTGTTAAAGATATGTCAAAAGTAGTAGATCCTACAGAAGTTACTTTATAAGAACCTTTATAGTGACTATTAACAAAAGATATTTCAGAGTAGTTAGAAACTTCCTTATCTACTGTGCTGATACTTCCAGATTTCTCTAAAGCATAATACAATTTTTCTGGAATATTTGCGCCATAATTTAATGTCAGTGAAGCGTTTGTAGAAACTCCTGCAGTTCCTACTCCAGAAACGCTGAATATTGAAGTAGATCCTGTTGAAATAAATTCATCTTTAAAATCTTTATCATAGAATATTTTTAAATTATATCCAGTTAAAGAAGAATCTGTTAAGTCAAATACCAAATCGTTGTTCTTTACTACTTCTATTTTTGGATTTACTAATGCTAAAATACTATAATATGATCCAACATGAGATGAAACGCTAGGTGAATAAAGATTTAAAGAACTTTCTCCACTAATAGAATTTTTAGATAAATCGCTATATGATTCGACAAGAATAACATTATAATCATCAATTACTTTTACATAGAAAGAAGAGTTTTCCATCTCTTCTCCATTAGCCTTCTTTAAAATGCTAGTGGGATAAATTGCTGAATTGTAAATAACTCTATCACCTGTTTTAAAATTATGTTTTACTGATGATTCAAAACGATAATTTTTATTATCTGTTGATATATCATAAAGTCTAAAATAATTTTTTCCAACTGATATTGTATTGTTGAAGTTTTTAAAAATATTGACTTTGGTTGATGTTCCAATACCAACATTCAATGAAGGATTTACAGTTAATGAAATTATATCATCTGTTTTTAAAGTGTGAGTTGTAGAAAGAGTAACTTTTGTAGTTATCTTTTTTATATCTCCAGTTATTTGCGTAAAATCACTTTCGAAATAATATTGAGAATTATCATCTGCATTATTAATAAAATATAATCCATTTGTGTTGGTAGTTAATCCAACCTCAGTTACCAAACCTATATGATCTGCAGATTTTTTAATTACAAATATAGTTGTTCCAACTCCAGGAAGATCAAAAGGTGTGCTTGTTGATGTATTTGCTACTGAAATAGATGCTGCAGAAGCTGGTTTGTTGAAGAATATTCCCTGATTTGTTTTAAATGGATGACCCGGCAAAAATATTGATTGAGTTGGAATAGAAATAGTATTATTCGTTTGAATGCCAATATTAAAAGTAGCCGATGTTGTTAATCCTGAAGTAGTTCCAACACCTACAGATTCTTTTGGATTAAAATATACTACATCATTTACTTTAGAATCGAAATCATCACCAACTTTAGTGAAAGTAAACTTATTTGGTATAAAATTAATTCTTGATGTTGCAGTATGAGATGTTCCTACAGAACTTCTTTGAACTCTTATAATATTATTTCTATCAAATATATTTAAAATTTTAAATACTTCAGATCCAATTTCTGCGCTACTTCCTATAGAAATATTTTTTGGAATATTAGAAACGTAAATGTCCGTTATTACGCCAACTGTCGTTGGAATATCAACGGTAATTGTGGAAAGATATGTTGTAACACCAATTTGATAATTTCCATTTAAATAAGAAAAATTAGTAGAAAATCCTGAAATATTCACATAATCTAGATCATTAAACTCATGTCTAGGAAGAACAAAAACATCTATTTCATTCTTTCTCCGAACAAAAATTGAATCTTCATAAGTAACATATGAAGTTTGTAAATTATCAATTTCTTTTCCTTTAATTTTTGAAACTCTTACTATTAATCCACCCCCACTAGTTTCACTTTCATCGAAATTTAATACATCATTTACCGAATAATTAATTCCAGACTCTATAATTTCAAAATCTTCCAAAGGCCCAAAAGAAACAGATTCTACTACCAACTCTTGATTAATTAATTCATTAGATTCTACAATAAAATCATAATCCGCATTAACATCTCCAACTTTATATGGGAAGGTATTTCTTATCAAATTAGATGAATTAAAATCAAAATCTTGATCTAATGTCTTATTTTCTATTAATAATTTAGATCTGTATCTATCACCAATAAAATATGGGAATACGCCATCGAAAACACCTTCAGCATTTTCTATGGAAGTTGCAAAATACGCATAAGTTCCATTAGGAAATTCCTCTGTTACACAAAATCTTCCATTGTATTCATCTAAGTCACCAGAATTTGTAAATTTATAATCTTCTATAAAAAACCCTAATTCAAATCCTGATGGTCTATTTTCGATATGAGTTAAACTTTTAGTGTATCCTGGAGTAATTGATTTAACATCACTAGTTTTATCTAATGGATCACTATATCCAAAAGACCCATAAATTGGATTTCCATCATATGCCCAACCAATAATTGGCGAATGAATACTAGAATTAGTATCAGAAAACTGTTCTTTTAATGAATCAGTATATCCACTTATTGAATATTTTAGACCATTATCTGCTTTTAAAATTAATTCATTGGATTCATAAAAATTATCATTTATATCTGTAAATTTTAAATTTTTATTTACAGTTAAAGATCTAACATCAACACCAAATAAGGCACCTTTTCCTGATGAATTTACAGTAATAGTTGTATTAGATGAAGAATATCCAGTTCCTGGATTAATAATAACTACATCACTAATTTTATTATTTGTCAATACAGCTTTTAAACTAGCACCAGATCCAGTTCCATTTACAACTAAATCGGGAATAGAATAATATTCACTACCTCCGCCTAAAATTGATACTGATTTTATCTCTCCAGAAACAATAACTGGCAATAAACTTGCATTCTTACCATTTTTTATAGAAATAGTTGGGCTATTCTCATAATTTAAAATTGATGATCCATAATCAGATCCAGTTTCATATGCATATACATCTTGAATTGATCCCCTTATAATTGGAGTAGCATTAATCGTTCCTTTAAATTGTGTTGATCCTAAACCAACTGAGGAATATTCTACTTTTAAATTAATTTCTGGGAAACTAAAAACATGATATCCTTCTCCAGCGGTTGTTCCTAATCCAACAGGCACTCTTCTTTGATAATTATCTGGAGATGTTGCACCTATTCCAGCGTCTGCTAATTTAAAAGAGTCATCATCTACTTTTAAAATGTAATATTTATTATCAGTGCTTATACCATTAATTTTGTTTGCGATTGTTGATGCTAAACTAACTGTATTTGAATATTCAACTACTTGACCATCTTCAAAACCATGATTTTTAAAATTAATTGTATTGAAAAATGTAGATATTCCTGATGGTTTTACTCTTAACTTTCTATTTTCATAATTTTCGCCAGAATTTAATACTCTTATTTCCGATAAAGTATTTTTTGATTGAGTTGCAAACTTATGAACACCTGATGTTCCAGCAGTTGTAAAACCTACAGTATTAATTCCTAAATTATAATCAGATTTTGATTGATATAATTGAATAGTAGTATCACTTATAAATTTAACAAAATAATTAGCATCTTTAAGTAAAGTGTTCCCAGTTACTTCATTAGTTCCTTCAAAAGTTCCTATTCCCAAATAAGTATTTGATGATGGTCTATATGTAATAGACTCACCATTTATTAATCCGTGAGGTGTAAGAAAAGTAATAGTTTCGTTTGTAATATCAATTCCACCACCATCAGTTAGCTGTCGAGCATCAAATTTAATTTCTCTTCTTTTTCTTTCTATTACTGGATCAAAAGAAGCTCCTCTACCATTTCCTCCAGTTAAATCTACAGAAACTATAACATCAATATCAAATTCTTGTGGATCTATCAATATTTTTTTTAATGATCCTTTAATACTTGGTTGTAAAAGAGCACTTCCACTTGAAATTTGTAATAAAGGTGGATTTATTACATCATAATCCGATCCACCATTTAATACTCTAACTTTTTCTATTGGTCCATAATAAATTTTATCGTCAGACTTATAACTTTCTATCTCAACTCCATTTATAAGTAATCCAACTCCTCCTGGAGATGTAATATCTGATTCCCCATCGCCATTATTAACTTGGAGTGGGAATTTTCTGAGTAATTTTTGACCGGATATTTTTTTATCGATTTGAGAATATAAGATAAAATTATGTGTTCCTGTAGGAAATTCACTAAATGTTATATAATTTAAAGTTCCTACAATTGATCTGGCAAAATATAGCCTTATTTCAAAATTTCCTGGCAAAACTTCAACATAATAAACACCTTCTTCTAGTTCTGGAATATTACTTCCAGTATAGGAATAGTATATTTCATCTCCTGTAACGAAAGAAACTTTGGATGAAAAAGTTATATTTGAATATTTTGCAGTATTTGAATTTAAATTACTTAATCCTGATGCATTATATGAAAAAATAGACTTTTCAATAGAATATGATGGTAATGAATTTGATGCAACGTACATATATTCATCATTTTCATTATAAACATTTTGAACATCAGATATTATTGAATCGTATTCAAAATCTACAGAATTGCTCTGTGCAAAATTAACTCTCCTACGAATATCATATTTTTTACTAGAATCTAAAGTAAAAGAATCTGATAAGGTTATTTGTTGACCACTAATAATATCTACGGTTAAATCTTCTGCAATAGTTAATGACGATTCTCCCCTTTCTAAAACATCTACCCTATCATTTAATTTTAGGCTCGATTTATCAATAGAACTTTTTAAAAAAACTTCTGATGTTGGAGTATCAAATATTGTATTTTCATTATCAATAAAATATCTTGAACTTGTATTGTATATCCAGCTATTTGCAAAAATTTGTTTATATGATTTTTCATTAATATTTTCCGGGTTGTTGATTTTTTCCCCAACATTCTTTACGGAAAACTTTTCACCAACTTCAGAAATTGAAGTTTTTGATCCTTTTTTAAATCCAGATATGACTCCAGTAACTCTTAACTCTACTTTCTTTGAAATATCGCCATCCTCATATCCAAAATAATTTTCATCTGAAGATATTGTTGACGCAGATGGAATTTCGTAGTTTACGCCAGAACAATCTAAAAATTGATTTACACTTTTACTTCCATATGAAATAACATTATTACCTGATATTAAAGTTCCAGAAGAAGGAAATCCAATTGTTGTATCGACAGTTATAATTGAACTTCCTACCGATACTTTTTCTATATTTTTGCTGCTTCCAGTGATTTTAAAATTTCCTGTAGTTGGAGGAAAAGAATCATCAAATCCGACAAATAATAACAGTTTATAATATCTTTTTCCCTTTCTTGTAATAGTTTCTACTTCGGATATAGAAGCAGATGTTTTCTCATCATTATTTTTGAAAATAGTTTGACCAGCAAGATTTAATGGATTACCACTAATTGCTTCAGCAATAACAACATCTCTTCTTAGAAATGAAGCTGATGATGGTTTACTTAAAAATTTCTCTAAATCTATTACTTTGGGAGTTTCTCCAAAAAGAACATTAAATAAAATTCTGAAAGATTCTTCAGTTCCTTTAGATTGATACAGTGATTTAGATTCTTTTATAAAATTACCTGCATTTAAATCAGATACAAAATCTCTACTTTCAATTCCTGGAGTTAAGTAAGATTTTATATTTTTATAAAATTCTTTTAAAAATAAAGAACTTAAATTCTGAACAGACGCACCTGTACTATGTTCTGATGCAAATGACGTTGAAAATACTAATTCCTCACTATTTAAATCTTGATGATGTGAAGTTACACCACTAAATCCACGAATGCAACCTGTAAATGTATTATTTGAAATTCCAGTATATGTAATTATCTCATCATTAATTTTCAATAATCCATACTTTTTGGGAAACCCTTTAGTGCTCGATACAGTAACTTCAGTTTGTGTTGAATCAATATCAGAAGATAAGGAAATTGAATCGCTAATAATTTCCGGAGTTAAATTATCTAATTTTAAATATTGATCAAGATTATCAGATATATCTACAGATCCACCTTGATATTCTTGAGAAATATAATACTGTTTTAAAAATTCCGAAAACTTTGGATTTTCGTCTAAAATAAACTCTGGTATCTGACTATCAATAATCTCTTGTATTTTTACTCTAGAATCAAAACCCTTATTGATCATATTACGACCTCGTTAAGTCTCCATTTGAATAGCTTGATCTATAATAATCTACTGATGAGAAAATGGCACCAGAAGTATCATCCCCAGATGCAATCACATCTTTTATGATATTTATATTGCTTTTTGAAACATCAAAAGACAAATATAAGTCATTCAAACTTATAACATCATTTGATTCTGGTATTGCTTCAATCTCAATTATATCATTTTCAATATTTGTAGAATTAATCGCAATTGCATTAATTAGAATCTCTCCTTTTTCATAATTCACAGTTCCGGCTGATTTTATAATGATAGGAGTAACTGTTTCGCTTTCTCCATTTTCATTAACAATAACACGAGGATGCTTAACGATTGATATTGTTCCTGTTTTCAGATCACTATTTGGCGTATCTGTAAAATAAACTGTTTCTACCTCTGCGGAAATTTTAAAACCTGTTGATTTTATATTTTTTCCTAAGGGATTTATATGAAATCTATTTCCAAAACAAATTTCATATTGTGCGAAAAGATTATTCTGAATCTTTAAATCTCTTCTCATTCTAACCGTAGTTATGTTAGATGTAATAGAAGTATCTGTATTGTCGATTGCTCTTAAAACTTTACTATACTTAAATCTTCCACCAAATGATCTAATTTCGGAAGAGTTTGAATACTTAGTCAAAGAATTTGTAACTCTTGTTTTTAAATCGTTTGGATTACCATTCTTTGTTGCATCATAATATACGGTTGAATTTACTTCGACATAAAGAACTTTAGTATCAATAATATTGACATCGATTCCTGAGACCGAATATCTTTTTAATTTATTTTTTATTTGCTGCTTATCAAAATCTGAAATATAATATCCTTGTTTTGGTTTTATACTAATTAAAACTTTCCCATATTGTGGAGGATCTAATTGCTCACCACCAACTACAGATACCGATTCTGCATTTGGATAAACTGTGGATTGTATGATCGTCTCATAATCACCTGGAGTTACCGCTCTATACTGAGAAGAATATAATCTAGGAGCAAAATTTTTAATTGATTCTATACTCTCAATATTTGAACCACCCTGAGACGATTGATTTGTTGTTATTGTATTTACTGTAACTGGTATAGATTTTTCCGAATCATCCTCAAAACTTCCTGCAAAAGAGAATGAATTTGCACCGTTACCTTCTTTTCCATCAGTTGTAATATATGTTACAACTATTTCAGAACCGTTTACTGGTTTTTTTCCAAAAATACCATCACCAAATAAAAGTTCATACTTTTCATCTTGAACTTCTTGAATTAAAAATATTTCTGAAGATGAATTTATTTTAAAAATATTATCGGAAAGAGTATATAAATTTCCATCAACATGAACCCTTATCGATTCAGTATCAATAAAAGAATTATCTAAGATAAATTTTTGATTTACTGAACCATCAAATGTAAAAGTTTTTTTTAAAAACGTTCCTTCTTTGATATTTAAATTATTAAATGTTGCAATTTTATTGGATACAGTTGCTGTAACATTCTCTGGAATTGAAAAAACATATGAAGATCCACTTACAGATCCAACACAAACTAATCCAGCCTTTAAAGTTAATGTTGTAGTTAGACTATTACCTACATTTGCAGTAAATGAAATACTTGCTGTTGAAGATTTTCTTGAATATGGAACATATCCAATATTTCTTGCCAAAGAAACCACATTTTCTCTAACTGTTGCAGAATCTAAGAACGATTCATTTACAATTAAATTTGAATTAAACGCTGTAATATACGTATTATAAGCTAGAGTATCAATTAAAATGGAAAAATTAGACCCTTCAAAGTCAAAATCCGTGAAATTTGAATTTGCACGAAGATAATCTTTGATAGAAGTCTTTATTTGGTCAAAATCTAGGTTTGTATACTTAGTAAACGGCATTTTTTTACCTTGTTGCCTCTAATATGAACGTAAATTCTTGTGTAGGAGTCTGTTGACCAATAATATTGAAAACTACTCTTATTTCAAATTCATTTGAATCTGGATTTGGATTCACTTCAACATCAACATCGTTAACTCTTGGCTCATAATTTTCAATTACATTTAGAATTTGATCGCGGATACTAGATGCAGTTGCCAAATCAATAAAATCAAACAAACTAGATCTCACATTTGACCCCAAATCAGGGTTAAAAAACCTTTCATTGGGGATTGTTTCGACAAGATTGCGAATCGATCGAATAATTGCTCTCTCGTTTGTTAAAATAGGTAAATCTTTAGTGACTGGATGTGGATCAAAAGATAAACTAATGTCTTTAAATGCTCTCGATATCCGAGTTATTGCCATTGAGCAGTAGATTTTTCTTTATTTATGTTCAATCAATCAAAGTTCCATATGTAGGCTCAGTTCCATATTCCCAATCATCGTAATCTTCATCATTACGAATCTTTTCATGAAGTTCTGTCTGCTTTTTAAAGTCATGCTTTGGTGCATGATCATGCATTATTTCTTGAATAACTCTTTTTTGAGGTAAACTTTCATAATCTGTAGTGAGATGAGTAGTTCCCCACATCTTTCTCATGTAATCTCGGTTCCTATCTACAGGTGATTGTCCCATTTTAGCTCCTGATTTATGAAAAATCAGAACTTTTAGAGGGGTTGCTATCCCTTATTTCTATTTATTTTTTTAGGTTTCAAGTTCATTTATGCGTTCTTCAGGTGTTGACCAGAAATATTCATCAGTATCTCCCAATCTTCCCCAGTTAAACCCTCTTTCACATTCATAATACTTTGTAGAAACCTTAAAATCGGGTTTTTTTGGTTCTTGAGGAGTTAAACTGACATCATATATCCTACACCTATTGTTCGGATATAATGCAAACTGACCATTTTCAAGTGATATGAGATTGAATGACTTATGTTCCTCAGGAATTTCACTTGTAGAGTAATCAATCATGTCACAATCTGCATGATAATTATCTAAAGTGCAGATATATTGACCTTTCATACATCCAAAATGCCTAGTTCGAATCTCCCAATCCATAGAAGCAGTAAATTGCTTACAAATATTAGTAACACCGTAATCCATACAGTTCCAAAACTGTAAATTTGGTAGATCTAAATCTGGTGTAGGAGTCTCTGGTCTTGATACAAATGCAGAAATTGGTAATTTATCATACATTGCACCATACTCTGGAAGATAAGTCTCAAAATAAAAAGCACGCCCAGGAATCGACTTAGCCGATACCCAGACGCCCTCTACAAATTCTTCAAACCCATCTTGTAAATCCCGAAGGTATTCCTTTCGAACCCAGACTTTTTCTGCTGGTAGATTTACAATAAGTTGACTCATCCTTTTCCTTGACCTCTAGATGCTTTACGTGCTTTATTGCGAGAAGACGCGGCGTATTTTGTATTACGACCATCTCCTTGACGAGACTTTTTGGGATTTGTCTCTACATAATTACCTTTCTTTTTCATTCTTTCTCCATATACTTTTGAGTGCTTAAATCGCCAGGATGTGGATCACCAGTTTTATAGTACTCCACAGCCAAATCTTCCATAACTTCAAAATATTCTAATTCGCTTAGATTCTGATATATCTTACGCCCTCGACATAAGATGTCATATCGAGTCGCCGCCATCAGATTACACGAGTCTTTTCATGACCAACACGAATGCGAGGATCACACCAAATCTCATATCCTGCTTCGATTGCATCAAGACAGAATGATACATCCTCTCCACACATATCTTGAACCTCTCCAGACTCGAAAACTTGCATCTTAGGAGCAAACCAAGGATACTTCATACCCTCATTCTCAAATACACCATGCTTGATCAATAACCACCCAAAACCAGTGTAATCTACAGTAAAAGGCTTTTTGCGCTTTGAAATACTTTCAATAGTTTCGTGATTCATCACACCCCCATTGTTCCGGAAGTCATCCTCCTCCAACCAATGAGCAACTGATGTGGTGCGACCATCCTCAGTGCAATACCAACCAGCTGCAATATCCTTATCCATTAAAACCAATTGCCAAAACTTTTCAGTATTAAAAACAATGTCAGAGTCAATCCATAATTGCCAATCATATTTCAATCGACCATCCCAGGGAATTTGATCCGGTCCTCGCAGTACATTTGCTCCAAGACACTTGCACCTTGCAAAGTTAACCATGGAGGAATAATCCTGCGAAATCTGGATGCTTGCCCCGTTTTGCACAAGATCAAAACAAAGTTGAACAAAGTTCTTCAAATAAGTATAAGAAACTCCGCGACCTGGAAGACAAAATACAATCGATTTCCCCTTCACAATTTCTTTTGCTTTATCATAATCCCACTCCAATTCTTTGGGCGCAGAAGACGAAATAGGCGCCGCTGCTTTTACAGTAAATCCTTTTGCCATAATAGAAAAATGTTACTTCAGTATCATACGTGATTATGTATAAGATGTCAAGATTACTCTCTTATCTCTGAAAGAATAATCTCATCACCCTCAACAATACATTCTAATTCAGTATCTTCATACCATCCAAGATCGTTAATCATAAATTCTGGAATTATTATTATATAATCCCCAGTTACTGGATCGACCTCTACAGTCGAAAAATTTTTGCCGGAATTTTTTTGCATCTCCATAAAACCTTACCTTGTTTTTATATAGCGAAAAAAAATTTTTATATGAGAGTTATATTTAGAGGGCGTTCGTAACACTTTGTAGACTAGGGAAGTTAGGTGCTTTTAATACGGCGGCGGCGACGCGGCAATCGCGGGAACTGCTGTCAACGAACGTAGGGGGGGGTTAGTGTTACTTAACCCCCGCACGGTTAGTGTTACTTTAAAACCCTAATCGCTCCGATAAATGTTGATCAAGCGCATCATAATCCATCGGTTTAGTGACACTGTAACCAGCGAATCGTTGGGCACGATTATGCGCTTCTTCGATGGTTTGGATTACATTTGAGACCTCAATTGTCTCACCTTTGGCAACATTAGTTGCTGTCACAATGTAACCCTTGCCGTTAGGGTTGCACATAACTGCGGCAAAATTCCGACCGTCGTTGTAGTTGTACATTGGGGGAAAAACAAAGAGTTAAATTGAGGCGCCCATTATGGGCGCCATTGTTAAATCAGAGAGACAGAACATTATCGATCCAGGCGTTTAATTCGCCCAAATCAATGCGCT